GACAAAGCTCAAAATCAATACGTTATACGTATTGTATTTTGTAGCCCTCTAGCTTCGCTAGCTCGATTCCGACACCAATCCAGGTGCGTTGTGCTGGACAGTGCCTGCCCGGTTTAGTGACTTACAGATTTGATCACGCCTAACCACAGTTCATTGTGGAGTTTCGGCTGTTGATTGTCTGTTTGTTGCAACGGGGTCTTACTGTGTTCTTTGAGGACTACCTAGGTAACACCACATTCAGTGGTGGTTTTCCCTAGGCTCCTTATTAGGGCACCAGACATTGCCAGACTTTTGCACTATTCTAAAATCTTTAGTTCCTCTAACCATACACCTACTTGCTGAGCTTCAGTGCATTACTGTAGGGTTAATTGGTACCGGTCTGCACCGCCCGTCAGCGGAAGTGTATAGTGAGCACAGCACTCCTTGCACCGAGCCTAGTACGGATAAAACCCCCGTACGGGTGACTCCTAAGCCGTTCCATTCGCGTGGTAGGCATTAGTCACTAGGTGTAAGTGATCTTATCTCACCGAATCACTTTGCGCAAGTACCAAACCCATAGGAGCGCGAAATCCTATTCTGCAGCTGCCTGATTGTTAGCATTTAGATATGGTTAAGAACGTGTCAAAACGCAGCCCTATTGTGCTGCCACAAATACAACCACCTCCTCTCCAGCTGTTTATAGCAGTTGCTGCAGCTGAAGAAGGTCATCCAAAAGACCTTAAGTATTTGGGTAATTATAATCTGGTCACCTCGAAAGTAATTCCTGGTGTCCAGGTTTTAAACCCCAAAATATCACTTACTGAGTTTGAGCAGCTGTTTGGAGCACAACCTGTGTTACGTGCATTGCGTAACCTTGTTGTTGAAACCCGCAATGCTGCGTGGAATGGCTCCAAGCAGGATTTTGCTGCCAAAGCTCAAAGTCTTACCTTTACTGATCACGTTTTGAGGGCAATGATCAAATATTGCCCTCCGCGTGTTTCTGCACTTGCATCTTTGGCTCTGTTTTACAGAATTGTGAAAATAGATGCCAAAGATCTTTGTGATGTTGCCATTGATTGTGCCATTGAGGTTGCATACAGTGGTAAGACTGAACAACATTTTGCTGACGCTAAAAGTGTTGTTCTTACCCACAAGGATGGTTATCTCACTTTGTCGGCTGACTGTGTTGGGATTCCATTCACGTCCACACTTCTGGCCCAAGCTAAACCTAGCAATGGAGCCATGATCTATTCTGACTATTTGCTTTACCCAGGTGCCACCATACGCATTGTAGATGGAAAGCCAGTAGCACTAGTCACGAAGCCCATTGTTGCTATCATACAATCAACTCCATTTGTTGAAGAAGATGTTAGCCTTCTACCTGACTACAACCAGACACCAGCTATTCAGGTAGCTGGTGTTGATTGTGTTGTTAATGGTGTTTCTTACCTTAAGACACATGACAATCCACCACTCTACTATCCAAGAGTAAAGGGCGGTGTTGTCAATGTACCTCTAAAGCAACAGGGAACTGCAGCTAAAAAGCTGTCTGTTGTTTTCCATGCTAAGCCTGATGATGTTTTGATGGCTTTTATCCAACTTCAGGAGTTTCTTAACAGAACCACTGGCTCTGTTGTTGACATTGCTGATCAAACAACCTATGATGTTGCCCCGAATGTGACTGTCACCATAGGCACTTCTAAACCTGGCGACATAGTAGTTTCAAATGAAGATGAATACCTTAAGTGTTTTGAAACACCTGAAGTTTCAGCACTTTACAAGGTCTTCCAAACTGAATCATGGGCCGTAGTTGAACAGAAGTTTCGTAGACTTCGTGTTCGAGCGGCTGATGCTTTGTATGATTTTATTAGTTTTTTGCAGTCTTTGGCAGATAACTTTAAACCACTTTTTGTAGCTGTTGAAGCTGTTATAGCTCAGCTGCAGAACATTACTCTTGATCTTGCTGTTAGCATTAATAAAATGCGTATCACATATACAGCAGGACATCTTGTAGTTGATGCTTCCAACTTTGTTGTGAAGCTTATCCAACCACTCTGTGACTTTATTACGCCTTTCTTGCGTAAAATTGCAGGGTTTGCCACTTATGCGTATGGAAAGAGTATGTTACTCTTTACATCCGCTGGTACATTTTTGTTGAAGCAAACTACAGGTGTTGTCAATAAGGCATGTTATGTCTTTGATGTGTCTCCTGACTACCCTGTTGACCTTACAACAGACAAAATATACCATGAAGATAGCTTACATCCAACTGATGACAAACCTACTAGGGCTCTAGAGGTTGTTAGTGTTGTTGTTGGTAATGCTATTCTTCAAATGGCTACTGATGGTGTTGCATACTACCCTACTGATGGTAAGTATGCATCTACACCAGCATTTAAAGCAGGGTCGGATGAATTAAACATAGTTTTTACATGTGACCTCTTTGATGATGACACAAATGCCATGATCAACGAAACATTGGTTGGTTATGAGCTTAACAATCTTGTGGCACCCAGAAATTCAACACCCAGAGACATTGCTACTCTGGTTGTGAATACACTTGTTGATGCCATTACTGATCATTACCCTGAAAAATGCCTTGATTTGCCTGAAAATTATCAGGTATTTTCAACGCATGATGATATGCCTCTCACTAATGAACATATACCTGGTCATCTTACCCTTTATGTACAAGCCATGGAGGGTAGTGATGATGGTGATGATATCATTATAGAAGAGGATGAATATTCTTGTGAGGATGATGGTGCCGATGAAGGAGTCATACCACAGTGTTGGGATGTTCCCAATTTAGACACTATTCTTACAAAAATTAAAAAGGATGAACCCTGCGTTGAAGTACAACAAGGTGTTCAAAATGCAGAATCTACTAATGTAGAGGCTTCTTCATTAGTGGAAAATACCCAACAAACTACTGACGATGCTCAGGAGACTGAATTGTCTACTGAGACTAGTGAGCATTTGTTGGTTATTAATGATGACGAGTTTTTGGCTATTCCAGAATTCGACCGTCCACTTAAAGATTACATTCAAGAAAAACAACTTGATGTAATTATAGAAGAGTCAGAATCATCATCTGTTACTAGTAACAGTCCAGAACCGGTTGGTGATGATGTGCCTAGTGCACTTGATGATTCCAACATTCACACAGCATCTGAGACACCTTCGGATGAAGAGTTTCAGGACGCAGAGTGTGGTAATGATGATGTTTCAACTATTATTACTGATAGTACGGAAAATGGTGAAGAGGACCCATTGCCGGAAACTATTGTTAATCAACCATTTATAGTAGACAATAATCTACCAGTATGTGCAATCAAGGAACCTAGTTCTACTAAGGTTGAGTTGGTTGTTGGTGATTTGGCTACTATTAAGTTTGACAACTCTGTTTTGGTTAATCCAGCTAACCCACAGCTTACTAATGGTGGAGGGGCTGCTAAAGCCATTGCAGATCTTGCAGGACCTGAATACCAGGCACATTGTAACAAAATAGCACCTATAACTGGTGTTGTTGTTACAGAGCCTTACAATGCAAGAACTGTTGGTGTTGCATGCATTTTGCATGTAGTACCACCGAAGGGTACAGATGCTGATGTTCAGGAAAAGCTTTATGAAGCTTACCGCAGCATCTTAACAGAACCAGCACACTATGTAATTCCGTTACTTGGTGCTGGAATTTATGGTTGCAATCCGGTACATTCTCTGGATGCCTTTAAAAAGGCATGTCCACCTGATATAGGACGTGTGACCATTGTTACTAAAGACGTCAATCATGTACAATTGTGGGATGCCCTCAATCGTACTGTTGTACGTACCACAAAAGACTTTGACCAAATAACCACCCAGGCATTGACGCCTCAAGGTATCCTTGATGCCAATTTGTTTGATGGTGATACATTTGTTCAAGAACCTGTGCCAGACGTAGTTTATTTAGCTGTTGATGACTCAGTTCAGGAGCAGGCTAAAGAACTAGGTCTAACATTGTCTCAGTATTGCAAGTACCTAAAGGCATGTCACCATAAATGGGTTACCGTGCGTACAAATGGTATATTGCATTTAAAACAAAAGGATAATAACTGTTTTGTTAGTGCAGCTATTAACCTCTTCCAAGCCACTCATTATAAACTCCGACCGGCTATTGATCAGCTGTACCAGGAGTATTTGAATGGCAATCCCTGTCGGTTTGTTGCATGGATTTATGCTTCAATCGATCAAACTATTGGAGATATGGGTTGTCCTCAACAGGTTACTTCCCTGCTGGTCAACAACTCAAATTCTAAATTTTCAGGCACCGTTCATTGTTGTAAGACTTATTTTACACATGATGGTGTTGTATCTAATGTTAGAGAATTTGATCTCTTACAACCCAAAGTGTTTTGTATGCGTTGTGATACCTGGACTACATTTTCGGCTGAAAATGTTGAAGGTGTTATCGTTTTAGGTAACACCCCTGGTAAGGCACCAACTCATGCAATTCAATTTGGTAATTCCCATTGTTGGTATACAAATGGGAAGAAATCTGTTAATGGCTATGACATCGATTCAGATGTAGTGGCCATTTACCATAAATTTCAAACCACACCTGTTCGGAATATTGTGGTTACACAACCAATTTCCACTAGTAATACATTTAGTGTGTTGCCAGTGCAGGATATTCCTAAGGAATCAATTCTTAATGATGACCCTAGTGTTGTAGTGGTTAGCAGTAAGAAAGCACAGAACCATGAAGTCTTAGACAATCCAAATTGTTTGGATTTGCTAGATGTGTGGATTCGTAAACCCAAATATGTCATGGTTAAATCATGGGATGTTGTGGGTAAACCGCTTTTTAAGACTGGTAAAGTTGTCTTACTTAGTGGTAAACATCTTACACGCATTTATGACTACCTGTGTAGCATAGGTGCTATTGACACTACAGCTAAACTTTCTATAAGTTTAGCATATAAATGTGTTAAACGCGTTTTACCGTCGTCTAACACATTAATTCGCACAATCAAAGGTTTGTTCTATTCATTTAGAACTATACTTTTTGCATGTGCTCCATTTTTACTATTGCCAGCAGTTGCTAGTATATTAGCATCTGGTTATCAGCTTGGTGTGTATGTTTATGCAAAGACAGGCATTCCTTGCTATGGTAATAGTACAGATCACTATGACTATCAATCATTTTGTGCAGGAGATTTAACTTGCCTTGCATGTTTTGATGGTCAAGATTCTTTACATTTGTATAAGCATTTACGTGTAGATCAAAGAACCTATGGTTCTAATGATTACACAACACATGCTTTAGCAATTGTATTACTTTTAGCAAACACTACTTTAGTCCTTTTGACTTTAGTAGCTTGCTTTTTGTTTAACTTTTATAAATTTACAATTCCATTTTATGGTGTTGTATCTGTAGACTACCAGACAACCCTTGTAGTTGTCTTTTCAGTCTACTATTTATTGAGGGTTGTTAAGTTTTTAAGACATATAGCTAAGGGGTGTAAAACACCTACTTGTACTATATGTTCCAAACTTAGAATACCACCCACTATTACTGTAGATACTATAGTTCAGGGTAGAAAATACCCTTCTGTAGTACAAACAAATGCTGGGTTTAAAATATGTAAGGAACACAATTTTTATTGTAAAAATTGTAGTCAACAAAACCCAGATACATTTATACCTACTGAGGCAATTGAGTCTCTTTCTAGAGCGACTCGCCTTAATGTTAAATCAACAGCTCCAGCATATGTTTTAGCTAGAGATGTTGAGTGTCAAACAGATGCAATCTTGGCTAGAGCATCACATGATGGTCAGCCTATGGTTTGCATCTCTAAATATTCGGATGTCAGAACTGTTGAAGCACTTCTTAAACCAACACCTTTGTTTTCATATACGCCCGATGTTATTATCGCGGCTGATTTTGATAACGCGGGTAGTTTGAAAACAGCTAAGGAATTAGCTGTAGTGCTTTCAATGGATTTAAAAAGAACTATTTTTATTATTGATCAGTCTTATTCAAGACCGGTTGATAATTATACAGAGATTGTTTCCCGTATGGAGAAATATTTCACTTTTCAGAAGATAACACCTACTGGTGATATCTTTACTGATGTTAAAACTGCTACTAATGGACAAGCAAGTGATACAGCTATTAATGCAGCTATACTTGCTGTTCAAAAAGGATTGGATTTTACTATTGATAATCCAAACCATATATTACCGCATTATGCTTTTGACTTTAACACCCTTTCAGCAGAAGACCAGTCTGTTCTCTTAGAAGCTGGTTGTGCTAAAGGTAATCTCAAGGGCACTAATGTAGGTGTTGTTTTGGCAGCTAATCTTGTTATGCGTCTTAGTCAATCAGCTATACGTATAATAGCAAATGCTGCATCTCGTAATGGTGTTACTTGTGCTGTAACACCATCTAATATTACACTGCGTGGTAATATCGCTACTCAACCTTTTCAGCGTGTTAAGGCTGGTAGTGATAATAAACACAGTGTTGTTAAATTCTTAGTTGTGTTTTTGGTTTTGTATGCTACTGCTTTTAGTCTTTCAACAATAGCATCTTATGCATACAACCCATCACACCCTGCTGTAATGTCTGACATCCACACTACTGGCTTTTATGTCATACGTGATGGAGTTTTAGACACTATCCGTTCAACAGACACTTGTTTTTCAAATAAATTTGTGTCTTTTGATGGTTACATACAGGCAGAGTACACCAATGATCCCGCTTGTCCGGTTGTAGTTGGTGTTGCAGATGTTACCACTAAATCCATACCTGGTATTCCAGCTGGTGTCCTACATCGTGATGGGGGTATTCTTCATATTTATGAACAAGCTCTCTATGATAGACTTCAGCGCCAGTCTATGGTTCAGGAAGCTCTTAATCTTAAAGTGAGACCACTTTTTAATTTAGGGCAACAAACAATTGTTGGTTATACACGCACTGAAGTAGTCGTTGGCACTTCATACTTGCGGTCACCAGCACTTTTTAATGCTAAATGCACATACTTAGAACATCATGGCGAGAGAAATCTCTATTGTTATGATGTTGTTAACAAAGATCATAAGCTTTATACTGATGTTGTTCCACATGTTGAGTATAAGGCTGTTGACTTTAATGGCAATTTAGTGCCATTTAAAATTCCAGAACAGTTAATGTTCTACCCACACATTGTTCGTTACACTGGAAACTCTTACTGTCGTATGGGACAATGTTTTAAAACAAACCCTGGTATATGTATATCCTTCACTGATCAATTTCCCTACAGTGAGAATGTACAACCTGGTGTTTATTGTGCAGACACTGGTTTACAATTGGCTACTAATTTCTTAGTAGGTACAATTTCTGGTGTTCATGTATTTACATCAACAGCTGCATTAATAGGTTCAACTTGTGTTATCCTTTTGTGTGTTGTTGGTATATTGATTTTCCAGCGTTTGTTTAAGGAATACACAACTTTTGTTTTGTATACACTTGCAATTGCTATAGTCAATGTTTGTGGCATTGTCCTTATTTATAAGTACACTGCCATATCCTTTGTGTATTATACAATTTATTTATATTTTGTGCTTACGTTTGTTCCTGTTAAAAGAAACATAGCACTATTTTATTTTGCTGTAGTAGTTATTCCACACATTAGCAACATGCAATTACTTACAATTGCTGTTGTATGTGTCTTATACCTCTGCTACAGTTATATACGCGTAGTTTCCAAAACGACTGGTAAATTTTCCAGCTTTTTGGAAGCATCTAAATCTACATTTGTTATTGATAATGACAAATATGTTATACTTAAAGATTTGGCTGGTAGTGACTATGATTCATACCTAGCCTCATATAACAAATATAAGTACTTTTCTGGAACTGCCTCTGATAAGGATTATGATAAGGTTTGTATGGCTTTCTTAGCTAAAGCCTTATCAGCATTCCGGGAAGGAGGTGGTTCTCAATTGTATACACCACCTAAACTTGCTGTTGTTCAAAGTCTTAAAGCTAAACTACAAGCAGGTATTAAAATACTTTTACACCCATCAGGTGTTGTTGAACGCTGTATGGTGGCAGTTACCTATAATGGTTCTGCATTAAACGGCGTTTGGCTTAATAATGTTGTTTACTGTCCTCGACATGTACTTGGTAAGTACCGTGGTGAACAGTGGCAGCATATGGTTTCTATAGCTGATTGTCGTGACTTTGCAATTACTTGCCCAGCTCAAGGCATTCAGTTAACTGTTCAATCAATTAAAATGGTTGGTGCCATTTTACAACTTACAGTACATACTTCAAATTCAGGAACACCTGATTATGAATTTGTGCGTATTACTCCAGGATCTTCGATGACCATTGCATGTGCCTATGATGGTGTTGTTCGCAATGTCTATCATGTGGTCCTACAAACTAATAATTTAATTTATGCAAGCTTCCTTAATGGAGCTTGTGGTAGTGTTGGTTACACCTTACGAGGTAAAACCTTACTACTACACTATATGCACCATCTCGAGTTTAATAATCAAACACATGGTGGTACAGATTTACATGGTCAATTTTATGGACCATATATAGATGAGGAAGTAGCTCAGCAACAAACTGCTTTTCAGTATTACACTGACAATGTTGTTGCACAGCTTTATGCTCATCTTCTCACTATAGATGCATCACCGCGTTGGCTTGCATCTGCTGAGATTTCTGAGTCTGATTTTAATTCATGGGCGTCTAGCAATTCTTTTGCTAATTTCCCATGTGAACAATCTAATATGGCTTACATTCTTGGTCTGTCTCAGACAGCCAAAGTTTCTGTAGGCCGTATACTTAATACTATTATTCAATTAACTTTGAATAGAAGTGGTGCTCTGATTATGGGTAAACCAGACTTTGAGTGTGATTGGACACCTGAAATGGTTTATAATCAAGCACCTATAACATTGCAATCTGGTGTAGTAAAGAGAGCTTCTATGTGGTTTTTCCACTTTCTCTTTAACACATTTTTGTTTGTGCTAGCCATGTTGCATGTTTTACCAGTCGACTTATATCCAATTGGTTTGCCAGTTGTGGTGAGTCTTGCATTTTTAATTACACTGAGTGTGAAACACTCTGTAGTATTTACAACTACATATCTTTTACCTGCATTCTTAATGTTTGTTGTTAAAGCACCTACATTATGGATTCCTAACACATACCTGCGTAGTGCATATGAGTGGGTCTTTGGGCTTTCTATGTCTGAAAGACTCACCACTTACACTGTGGGTTGTTATATAGCGGTTTATGCTTTTATAGCTATCAATTACACTTTAAGGTGTTTGAGATACCGCTCTACATCAGTTCTTAGCTTTTGTATGCAAATGTTGCAGTATGGTTATATTGCACAAATTACATACAGGTTAATGACTCAAGCTTGGACTGAAAGACTTTTGTTTACTGCATTCTCACTTTTAACCTCTCATCCATTGTTGGCAGGTTTCAGTTGGTATGTAGCAGGCAAATTTACAGTTCCACTTATTTTGCCAGACCTTGCTATTCGCATAACTATCTATGTTTGTATAGGTTATGTTATGTGTATGAGGTTTGGTCTACTGTGGATTTTAAATAAATTCACAACTGTGCCTATGGGAACATATAATTATATGGTTTCCATTGATCAACTTAAATATATGATGGCAATTAAAATGAGTCCTCCACGTAATGTGTTTGAGGTTATAATTGCTAACATCAGACTTATTGGTTTGGGTGGTGTGCGCAATATTGCTGTATCAACCGTCCAAAACAAACTACTTGATGCTAAAGCAGCTGCTGTTGTTGTAGCTAACCTTTTAGATAAGGCTGGTGTTACTAACAAACATGCAGTTTGCAAGAAAATAGTTAAACTTCACAATGACACTCTTAAAGCGTCTACCTATGAAGAGGCTGAGATGTCATTGGTTAAATTACTGACACATATTATAGAGTTTTTACCTACTGATCAAGTTGATGCTTATTTAGCGGATACTGTTAAGGTACAAGCTCTTAATACCTATTTTGACCATCTGCTAGAAAACAAACTTGTTCTTCAGGCAGTGGTCGATGCAAATATTAATCTGGACTCTTATCGTGTTTACAAAGAGGCAGATGCTACTTATAGAAAATCTGTTGAAATGGACGAACCACTACAGATTCAAAAGAAAAAGCTTAAAGCTGTTAACATAGCTAAAGCTGAATGGGAGCGTGAAGCAGCTTCTCAACGTAAGTTGGAGAAACTTGCAGATGCTGCCATGAAGTCTATGTATTTAGCAGAGCGTGCTGAAGATCGTCGTATCAAACTGACTTCAGGACTTACTGCTATGTTATATCATATGTTGCGTAGGCTTGATTCAGATCGTGTAAAAGCACTTTTTGAATGTGCCAAGCAACAAATTTTGCCTATACATGCTGTAGTGGGTGTGTCAAATGACAACCTGAAAGTTATCTTTAACGATAAAGATAGCTATTTGCAGTATGTTGATGGTAACACTCTTATTTTTAAGGGTCAGAGATACAACATTGTTAAAAAGTTGTCTCTGGATAACACACCTATTGAGGGTATACCAGAAGAATATCCTGTTGCCGTTGAGACAATTAAGGAAGGTGTTCCTCAAATTCAAAATAATGAACTGTGTTTGCGCAATGTTTTTACTGCTCAAGCACCAGTTCTTGACGGAAATGGTAAAGAAACAACTGCTAAATCTTTCTATGTCTCTAGGGCTGGAAAGAAAATATTAGTAGCTGTTACTTCTACTAAAGATGACCTAAAAACTGTTACCTGCTCTACCGATCAAGGTAAAGTAGTCCTTAACTTGGACCCACCTATGCGTTTCTCGCATGTTGTTGGTGGTAAACAGAATTTGGTCTATCTTTATTTTATCCAAAACATATCATCTTTAAACAGAGGTATGGTTATTGGCCATATTTCTGGTACTACCATATTGCAAGCAAATGGTACTCAAATAGAATACCAGGAGAATGCATCATTATTGACCTATCTAGCTTTTGCTGTAAATCCTAAAGAGGCTTACCTCAAGCATTTAGCTGATGGTGGTAAGCCTATACAGGGTTGCATCCAAATGATAGCTAGTTTAGGCCCTGGATTTGCTGTTACTACTAAACCACAGCCAAATGAGCACCAATTCTCTTATGGTGGTGCTTCCATTTGTCTTTACTGTCGCGCCCACATACCCCATCCTGGTGTAGATGGGCGCTGTGTATATAAAGGCAGGTTTGTTCATATAGATAAGGACAAAGAACCTGTTTCTTTTGCACTTACACATGAACCATGCAATTCTTGCCAACGTTGGAGCAATTATGATTGCACTTGTGGCACTATATTGCAGAATTCACCTTATTTAAACGAGTAACGGGTTCTAGTGGTGCCCGACTAGAACCCCAACAGCCAGGCGTTACACCTGATGCTGTTAAACGGGCATTTCATGTACATAACAATACTACCTCTGGTATATTTTTAAGTACAAAAACAAATTGTTCTAGATTTAGAACAACAAAACAAAATCTACCACTACCTAACAAAGGCAGTGTTGAACTTTATTTTGTCAGCAAGCAATGTTCTCAACAAGTTTTTGAAATAGAAGAAACTTGTTATAACATGTTTGATGACAGTTTAAAATCAACTCCTGAAAAATTTGGTGTTTTAGCTCGTACAGAGTTTTTCAAATTTGATAAAATACCAAATGTCAATAGGCAGTTTTTAACTAAATATACACTCTTAGATTTGGCATATGCATTGCGTCATTTGTCAACTTCTAGAGATGTTATAAAAGAGATACTTATTACCATATGTGGAACGACTGAAGAATGGTTTGGTGACAGTTGGTTTGATCCAATTGAAAATCCGACATTCTACAGAGAATTCCATAAACTTGGTAGTGTACTTAACCGGTGTGTCTTAAATGCTAATGCATTTGCCAAAGCTTGTTCTGAGCTTGGGATTGTTGGCATTTTAACGCCGGATAATCAAGACCTTTTAGGTCAAATTTATGACTTTGGTGATTTTATAATCACTCAACCAGGTAATGGATGTGTTGATCTTTCATCCTATTACTCTTATTTGATGCCCATCATGTCTATGACGCACATGCTTAAGTGTGAGTGTTATGACAATGATGGTAATGAAATTGATTATGACGGTTTCCAGTATGATTTTACTGATTTCAAGCTTAGCTTGTTTTCTAAGTATTTTACATATTGGGATCGTCCTTACCACCCTAACACTGTAGATTGCCCTGATGACCGCTGTGTTTTACACTGCGCAAACTTTAATGTTTTGTTCGCAATGTGTATACCAAGCACAGCTTTTGGCAATCTATGTTCACAAGCAACAGTTGATGGTCACAAAATCATACAAACTGTTGGTGTACATCTTAAAGAGTTGGGAATTGTCCTTAATCAGGACGTTAACACTCATATGTCAAACATAAATTTAAACACACTGTTACGTCTAGTTGGTGATCCTACTACCATTGCTAGCGTTTCAGATAAGTGTTTAGATTTCAGAACACCTTGCCAGACACTTGCAACTATGTCTAGTGGTATCACTAAACAGTCTGTCAAGCCTGGCCATTTTAATCAACATTTCTACAAGCATCTGCTTGATAGTGATATACTTAACCAATTAGGTATTGACTTGAAGCACTTCTACTATATGCAAGATGGTGAAGCTGCTATAACAGACTACAGCTACTATAGGTATAATACGCCCACCATGGTTGATATTAAGATGTTTTTGTTTGTCCTTGAAGTGGCAGACAAATATCTTCAACCTTATGAGGGTGGGTGTCTTAATGCACAGTCAGTTGTAGTTAACAATTTAGATAAATATGCTGGCTACCCTTTTAATAAATTGGGTAAAGCACGAAATTATTATGATATGACATATGCTGAACAGAATCAACTGTTTGAGTACACAAAACGTAATGTTTTGCCAACACTCACGCAGATGAATCTTAAGTATGCTATTTCAGCAAAAGATCGAGCTCGTACTGTTGCCGGTGTTTCTATTATAAGCACTATGACCAACAGACAGTATCATCAGAAAATGCTGAAATCTATTTCTTTAGCCAGAAATCAAACGATCGTAATAGGCACAACCAAATTTTATGGTGGTTGGGACAATATGTTACGACGTTTGATGAATGGTATTAACAATCCTATTTTAGTGGGTTGGGATTACCCCAAGTGTGACCGTTCCATGCCTAACATGCTTAGGATAGCAGCCTCATGCTTGCTAGCGCGTAAGCACACTTGTTGTAACCAAAGTCAACGGTTCTACCGTTTGGCTAATGAGTGTTGTCAGGTACTCTCTGAAGTAGTTGTGTCTGGCAACAATTTGTATGTTAAACCAGGCGGCACTAGTAGTGGTGATGCAACCACTGCTTATGCTAATTCTGTATTTAACATTTTGCAAGTGGTTTCTGCTAATGTTGCCACTTTTCTTTCAACTTCTACCTCTAGTCATAATTCTCGAGAGATTGCTGATCTACATCGCAACCTTTATGAGGATATATACAGGGGTGATTCTAATAATACTACCATTATAGATCAGTTTTATCAACATCTCCAAAAGTATTTTGGGTTGATGATACTATCTGATGATGGTGTTGCTTGTATTGATACAGAAGCTGCCGCTTCTGGTGTTGTATCCAACTTGGATGGTTTCCGAGACATTTTGTTCTACCAGAATAATGTATATATGGCAGATTCAAAATGTTGGACAGAAACCGATATGACAGTTGGCCCCCATGAATTCTGTTCTCAACATACAGTGTTGGCAGAACATGAAGGCAAACCATATTACTTACCATACCCAGACGTTTCACGCATCCTGGGTGCATGTATATTTGTAGATGACGTAAACAAGGCTGACCCTATTCAGAACCTTGAACGTTACATCTCTCTTGCTATTGATGCTTATCCGCTTACTAAAGTTGATCCTATTAAAGGTAAGGTCTTTTACTTACTTTTAGATTACATACGTATTCTTGCTCAGGAGTTGCAAGATGGTATTTTAGATACTTTCCAGTCAATGACTGACATGTCGTATGTTAACAATTTTGTGCAGGAGGCTTTTTATGCTCAGATGTATGAGCAAAGTCCTACACTACAGGCATCTGGTGTTTGTGTGGTTTGTGCCTCACCAACCATTTTGCGCTGTGGTGATTGCATTAGAAGACCTTTGTTGTGTTGTGTCTGTGCTTATCAGCATGTCACACAAACAACTCATAAACGTATCATTGCTATTAACAACTACATTTGTAGTGTTGATAATTGCAATGAAGATAATGTAGAAAAACTTTATATATCAGGCACAGCCATCTATTGTGAAAATCACAAACCTACACTGTGCATACCTATTGTTGCTAATGGTACTGTCTTTGGAATCTACCGCCACACTGCTCGTGGTAGTGATGACATTGACTTGTTTAATGAGTTAGCAACATCAAATTTTGACACTATTGAACCTTATCAAAAGGCTAATCGTGCCCCTCTATCACTTATGCTCTTTGCAGCTGAAACTATTAAAGCTTTAGAAGAGTCTATTAAAAAGTCATATGCAACTGCTACTGTAAAGGATGTGTATGACCAACGTTACATAAAACTTGTTTGGGAACATGGCAAAAAGCCACCTCCTATAACTAAGAATCATATATTCACAGGCTATCATTTTAATAAGAATGGAAAAACCCAAGTTGGTGACTACATTCTTACTAAAACAGATGGCAGTGATTCATACACTTATCGAGGTACGTCTACATACAAATTACAAACTGGTGATGTACTTGTACTTATGGCACATGTTGTTACGCCATTATCAGCACCGCCTGTGTTGGCTCAGACAACTTATGTGCGTAAATCACTTATACCTGATACTGTCAATGCATCTTTTTATGTACAACATTTTAAGTCGTACAATGAGATAGCATTGCAAAAGGTAACAACTGTACTTGGCCCTCCTGGCACTGGCAAATCAACATTTGCTATAGGTCTTGCCAAGTATTATCCTAATGCACGCATCTGTTACACTGCATCCTCACATGCAGCTATAGATGCATTGTGCGAAAAAGCTTTTAAAACATTACCTGTAGGCCAATGCAGTCGTATAGTACCCACACGTACGACTGTCGAGTGCTTCCAGGATTTTGTTGTTAATAACACTACAGCTCAATATATCTTCTCAACTATCAATGCACTACCTGATATCAAGTGTGATATTGTAGTTGTAGATGAAGTTTCAATGCTTACCAATTATGAGCTTTCTTCAGTAAATGCTCGTTTGGTTTACAACCATATTGTGTATGTTGGTGATCCTTACCAACTACCATCTCCTAGAACAATGTTAACAACTGGCCAGCTGGCACCAGCTGACTATAATGTTGTTACTGATATTATGGTACATACAGGTGCAGATGTCATGCTTGATATGTGCTATAGATGTCCACGTGAAATCGTAGATACGGTGTCTAAACTTGTCTATGATAATAAGCTAAAAGCGGCGAAACCGAACTCAAGACAATGTTACAAAACCATTATTAATTTTGGTTCTTCAGACATTGCTCATGAGGGACAATCAGCCTACAATGAACCACAGTTACGTTTTGCACTAGCTTTTAGGCGCTATAAGCGGTGGGATAACGTGACTTTTATATCTCCATATAATGCCATGAATGTTAAAGCAGCCATGGCAGGTTTTTCTACTCAGACTGTTGATTCTTCACAGGGTTCTGAGTACGATTATGTGATTTTTTGCGTGACTACTGATTCAGCGCACGCATTAAATATGTCTCGTTTGAATGTTGCTTTGACACGTGCCAAAGTAGGAATACTTGTGGTGTTTAGGCAAGCAAACGATTTGTATAATAGTCTGCAATTTGAATCGATTGATCCTAGCCTCGTAGGTCAAGAGGGTGTACTCCTGATGACGGACCGACGCAGTACTGCCTTGGCGAAAAGTGGGAGTACTCCCATGACGCTTCAATCCAGTGAGGATACAACTCAGGAAGTATTTCCTGAGGGCTCGTCGAGTACTCGCTTGCTGTGTCCTCTTTTCAAACGCTGCAGTTTTGAGTATAGTGGTCAACATCCTGCTCATGCCCTTACATGGCATGACTGTGGCAGTGAATATCGCTGTGATGAACCACTTGCAAAACTTGTAGGTGTGTCTGATGGCACACTTATTTCATATAAAACCTTAGTTTCTGCGCTAGGGTTTCTACCTTCGTTAAAAATAGAAACGTATCATAATATGTTTCTTACTAAAGAAGCATGTCGCATATATGTTCAATCTTGGATTGGCATAGATGTTGAAGCTGCACATGCTGTTAAGCCTAATGTTGGTACTAACCTTCCTCTTCAAATAGGTTTTAGTACTGGTAAAAACTTTTCTGTTATACCTGAAGGTATTTGGGTAAATGAGTTTGGAACTTGCACTGAACCCGTCCCTGCCAAAATACCTCCTGGTGAACAATTTCGTCACCTTAAAAAGGACATGCGCCAAGCACGTCCTTGGAAGGTTGTACGTAATGAGATAGCTGCACATCTGGCAGATGTAGCACCTCACACTGACCATATATGCTTTGTAACATGGGCTCATCAACTTGAGCTAGCTACAATGCGTTACTTTGTTAAAATAGGGACTGAAGAGAAATGCTTTTGTGGCAGACGTGCTTGCTTTACTAATTGTAACGAGTACACCTGTAAAGCGCATCGCAACCTCTCTAGTCCATCTGCTGATTATGTTTACAATCCATTTATTATCGACGTGGCGACGTGGGGTTTCTCGGGACGTCTCTCTACTAACCACGACGAGGTTTGTACATACCATTCTAACGCTCATGTAGCATCTGCTGATGCTATTATGACTGTTTGTCTTGCTATTCATGAATTGTTCAAGAGTGTTGACTGGGACTTAGAATTTCCAGTAACTCCTGAGCAGTCACAATTGAACAAAGCTTGTCGTTTAGTACAAGCAAATTATCTTAACATTTTGTTAACTACAACTAAAGCTACTGTTGTTCACGACATTGGTAACCCAAAAGGGATACCTATCGTGCGCAGAGCAGGTATTAAATATCATTTCTATGATCAAGCACCTATTGTTAAACATGTCCAGAAACTAAAGTACAAACCGGAAATGGAGGCCCGTTTCATGGAAGGTTTGACAATGTTTTGGAATTGTAATGTTGACACATATCCTGCTAATGCTTTGGTTTGTCGTTATGACACACACAGACAAAAGCATCTTATAGGACCTAATGGTTCTGCTTTATATATTAACAAGCATGCTTTTCTTACGCCAGAAATGCATACTTATGCTACACATAAACTTACATTAGCTCCTCTCATATACTACTCAACTACTGATTGTAGTACAGAGCAGCCTATTGTAGTTTCTTATCGTGATTGTGTTACCAGATGTAATACTGGTACTACAATATGTCCTACACATGCTCTTGAGTATCAAGAGTTTATCAATGCATACAACCTCATGGCCCGCCATGGGTTTAATGTTTATATACCAAGAAATGTCAACGTTTATAATTGTTGGCTTACATTTACTAATTTACAAAACCTTGAGAACTTGGCTTACAACTGTTATTATAAGAACTGCAATGCTCATGTTGATGGGCAGCTTGATGTAGTTATTAATAATAACGCTGTATATGCCAAGGTTGACACCCAACTTGTCAAGTTGTTTGACAACCGTACAAATTTGCCGGTTTCTACTGCTTTTGAGCATTATACAAACCGACATACAAAGTCATTACCCACTACACAACTCCTAGCTGGTCTAGGTGTTACGGCCACCAGAAATTTTACTATCTGGGTGGATGATGACACAGCATTTCAAAACACTATTAATGTTTCTACTTATACAGATGTTGATCCAACTTTACATGTTGTACTCTGTGATGATAGATATGGTACTGACTGGAGTCAGTTTAACCAGTTACCAAATGCTGTCTTCCTTACTAAAACTAAAGTTAAGAAGACAACACCATTTATATGTACAGCTCTAACTTTAAATGGCATAGCCATTGATGGTGATGAACTCTACATTTATTATAGAAAAGATAACCAAATTGTCAACTTTACTACTACTCTCACCCAGGGTAGGTCAGTTGACAAATTTATCACTAAAACACCAATGGAAAAAGACTTTCTTGAAATGTCTCCAGAAGACTTTATAACTAATTATCAGTTACAAGGTCTTGGTGTTGAACATATAATTTATGGCGATGATACTACTCCTGTTATAGGAGGTACACATGCCATGATTTCACTTGTTAAAAACAAGTTCTCATTTGAACTTGTTAATCACATTTACAACCCAGTTCAGAACTGTGTTGTCACTTCACCCAATGCAAGCACTAAACAGGTTTGCACTCTAATTGATATTACACTTGATGATTACGTCAATATAATAAAAACCGCTCATGCCAATTTTAGCACTAAATCTAAAGTATTTAGTGTTAACATTGATTGTCAAAATGTCAACTTCATGCTTTGGCATGATGAACAAGTTAAAACTTGTTACCCAATAGTACAATCACTTACTAATGGATATCAAATGCCTAGCATTTATAAAACATTAGTTTGTGATTTAGAACCTTGTGACATTCCTAACTATCATGCCTACACTCCTAAAGTGCCTGGTGTTGTTAAGAATGTACTTAAATATCGGCAACTTTTTAATTATATAATTAAAAAGGATAGACTTGCCGTACCACATAATATGACTGTTTTACACTTGGGCGCTGCTTCAGTAGATGGAACAGCACCTGGTACGTCAGTCATAAAACAAATGTTACCTGAAGGAACGGTCATTATTGACTTAGATATCAGGGAATTCACATCAGATGCAAACCAAATTATTGTGTCTGACTACCGCACTTATATGCCACCACATCATGTAGATGCGATATTTTCGGATCTATATAGTAGTGATGACATACATTTCTTTGACAATTTGGTTAGAATCGTTAAAGAAAGACTTGCTCTTGGCGGTTCCATTTTTGTCAAAGTTACAGAACATTCATATTCACCAACACTTTATCAGTTGGCTGGATATTTTGATGATTATCAATTCTTTTGTACAGCTGTTAATGCTGCTTCATCAGAAGCATTTTTATGCTGTTTTAACTATTTAGGCACTGCAAAAGAAAGTGTTGAAGGACATAATTTGCATGCTTCTTATATAAAATGGCGCAATGAAATTGCATTAACACCAACCTATTCACCTTTGGCAGACAACCCGGCAACGGTGTGTAAACTAAAGGCAACTCCTATAATATCTCTCAAAGAACTTGAAAAGAAACCAATTCTCAAGTTTCTTGTGTCTTCTGGTAGACTACTTGTTAGACCACCAGAATGCAGAGAGTTGTATTAATCTCTCTTTTTATACATCTTGCAGCGGCTTCCGTTGCAGATCGTATTTTAGATTTTCTGACCTTTCCTAATGGTCATAAATATTTATACCCTCATAGAGGTGACCTTGGACAGTTAAAGTCTAGGGTCAACTCTAACTATTTAAGAGATACTCGTTTGACATCTCTTAAACATGGTTATCTTACAGAAGACTTTCACATCTTCTCACCACTTTCTAACTCCACTATCCCTATTTCAGGACTACTGAGGAGTTATCAACCATTGTATTTGGCTTGTTATGTCCAAATAACAAACACAACACTTTCTATGTTTTTAGAGCCTTCAACAACATTTGATACTGCAGGTTGTACTGGTTCTAAATATCAAACTCATGATGCACTCCGCTTAATCCTCGATTTAAATGAGGAATCAAGTGCATCTATTAATATTACCACTACCAAAAACATTTTATATATTTTTGTTTGTAGTGATTCACAAGACTTCTCTAGGGCTCATAACAGTCCTTTACTTAAATCGCGCAATGCACAGTTGTATTGTTTTATTAACAATACATATATTGGTCCATTGCCAGCTAATTTAACAGATTTTACCATTTATCATACGGGTCAACTGTATGCAAATGGTTACTATTTAGGTGTTCTACCAGACACTGTTAAACAAGTTAGACTTATACAATCCAGTATACCGTCTAACTATACGTTCTTTGCTTTAGCAAATTTAACTGACACTCTTATTACTTTATCTAACACGACTATTACTAATGTTACCTATTGTGATAGGTCTACTTTGGACATGTTAGCGTGTCAGATTTCTAAACATTATGTTGATGATGGGTTTTACTCAGATCCACAAAAAACATCATTAGCATTACCACGTACTATTGTTACACTACCTAAAGTTGCTGAGCTTGAAATGGTTAATTTAACCATTAATGCCAGATATTCAGCTGGTGAGGCATCTGCAACTATAAACATCAATGGCAATGACACATTCTGTGTTACTAAGCCATATTTTCATATAAATGCCAAGTACACTTGTTCTGACTGTGTGTTAAACCTAAGGACAGACACTTGTAGTTTTGACATTAATGCCATTAACAATGGCATGTCATTTTCACAATTTTGTCTGAGCACTAAATCGGGCAGTTGTTCAATCACACTTGTAGCAACTAAATACTGGAACTATCAAATAGCACAAAAGCTGTATGTTACAGCCATTGAAGGTCAAACTTCTACTGGCACAACTGCAACTTCTGCACAAGCTATTGACAGCTCCAATATTGTTACTGATGTTTGTACGGACTACACTATTTATGGTGTGTCTGGTACGGGCATTATAACTCATTCTGATTTGGAATTGCATAATGGTATTGCATTCACTTCACCAACTGGTGAATTATTTGCATTCAAAAATACAACATCAGGTAAGTCTTTTCAAGTGACTCCTTGTGACTCACCTGCGCAACTTGTAGTTGTATCTAATACAATTGTTGGTGCCATTACCTCCAACAATATATCCAGCACTGGTAAGTTTACACGTACTATTGCTGCCTCTACATTTTATTATTCAACTAATGCCACTAATCTAACATGCACAGAACCAGTCCTCTCTTATGGACCAGTTAGTGTGTGTTCTGATGGTGCAATAGCTGAAACCTCATTCTTACAAGACTCCAGACCATCTATAGTCTCACTATATGATGGCGAAGTCGAAGTACCATCTGCATTCACTCTATCTGTACAGACAGAATACTTGCAGGTACAATCTGAACAAGTTGTTGTTGATTGCGCACGTTATGTGTGTAATGGTAATGCTCGGTGTACTAGGCTGCTTTCTCAGTACACTTCAGCATGCAGCAACATTGAATCAGCACTACATTCCTCTGCTCAATTAGATAGCAGAGAGATTACTAATATGTTCCAAACATCGTCTCAATCTCTCACGCTTGCTAACATTAGCAATTTTCAGAGTGATTACAACTTTACTAACATTATCACTTCTAAATCTGGTGGTCGTTCTGCTATAGAAGATCTATTATTTAACAAGGTTGTTACCAACGGACTAGGAACAGTAGACCAGGATTATAAAGCCTGTTCAAAAGACCTAGCTATTGCAGACCTTGTTTGTACACAATATTACAATGGCATCATGGTTTTGCCGGGTGTTGTTGATGCACAGAAAATGGCAATGTACACAGCTTCCTTAACAGGAGCTATGGTTTTTGGTGGTATGACGGCTGCTGCTGCTATACCGTTTTCAACAGCTGTTCAAGCTCGTTTGAATTATGTTGCCCTTCAAACTAATGTTTTACAAGAAAACCAGAAAATTCTTGCAGAATCATTTAACTCAGCAGTTGGCAACATATCATTGGCGCTTTCAGCAGTCAATGATGCCATTAAACAAACCTCTGAGTCTTTACTTACAGTGGCTACTGCCATTAATAAAATTCAAACAGTTGTTAATAGTCAAGGTGAGGCATTGTCTCATCTAACAGCACAACTGTCTAACAATTTCCAGGCTATATCGACTTCCATTCAGGATATCTATAATAGGCTGGATGAAGTTCAAGCAGATCAGCAAGTTGACAGACTCATCACCGGACGGCTTGCTGCACTTAATGCTTATGTAACTCAGCTACTAAACCAAATGTCTCAAATTAGACAGTCACGTTTGTTAGCTCAGCAGAAAATTAATGAGTGTGTAAAATCGCAGTCTTCCAGATATGGATTTTGTGGTAATGGTACACACTTGTTCTCACTAACCCAATCTGCACCAAATGGAATATTTTTCATGCATGCAGTTTTGGTTCCACAGCAATTCACACGTGTCAATGCATCAGCAGGCATATGTGTAGATGCAATTAAGGGTTATTCTTTACAACCTCAATTAATACTCTACCAGTACAATAATTCCTGGAGAGTAACACCACGTAACATGTATGAACCCAGAGTTCCACGTGCTGCAGATTTTATACCTCTTGTAGATTGCTCTGTAACTTATTACAATGTAACTGCGGAGGATTTACCAAATATTATACCTGACTATGTTGATGTTAATCAAACGGTCAGTGATATTATTAATTCATTACCAACACACCAAACACCCACTTGGAGTTTGGATCAGTATAACTACACAATCTTAAATCTCTCTCAGGAGATTAAAGATTTACAACTAAAATCCCAAAATCTCACTGACATTGCTGAGATAATGGAAACTTACATACAGAACCTTAATAAAACCATTGTTGATTTACAATGGCTTAACAAAGTTGAAACCTACCTTAAGTGGCCGTGGTATATTTGGCTAGCCATATTTTTAGCCATAGCCGCTTTTGCGTGTATTATTGTTACAATCTTCCTCTGCACCGGTTGCTGTGGAAGTTGCTTTGGCTGTTGTGGTGGTTGCTTCGGATTCTTCTCTAAGAAGAGACATCATTCCGATGAACCAACACCAGTATCATTTAAACTTAAAGAATGGTAGCAGACGACTGGTCTATTACCATACCAGGTACATATGTTATTGCTACGCTGATAGTACTTGCTATCTGCGTGACACTTCTATTTTTAAACACCTGCTTGGCATGTGTTAAACTATCTTATAAATGTTTTCTAGGTGCTAGGTACCTAGTAAACCCTATTATAGTGTATTATAGCAAGCCAAACCCCACTCCTACAGATGAGTTTGTTAAAATACACCAATTTCCACGAAACAATTTTGTATGAATAGCACAACTGCTACACCTACTACTGCCAAAATCACCATGGGTTCTTCCCCTGAGGAATGGCAAGTTATTGTTTTTATTATTATCATATGGGCTCTAGGAGCCATACTCCAAGGTGGGTATGCTACTAGATCCAGAATGATATACATAATTAAATTAATTCTGCTTTGGTTGTTGCAGCCATTTACACTAGTTGTCACTATTTGGGCAGCAGTGAATCACGGCAATAGCAAGACTGATGCAGTTTTTATTATTTCAGTTATATTTGCAGTCCTAACATTCTGCACATGGCTGAAATACTGGTATGACTCTATTAGATTAGTCATGAAAACACATTCTGCTTGGAGTTTTTCACCTGAAAGTAGACTTCTAGCAGGTATTATGGATCCTATGGGCAATTGGAGGTGCATTCCAATTGACCATATGGCACCAGTAGAATCCCCAGTCGTTAAACATGGCAAGCTCAAGCTTCATGGGCAAGAGCTGGCTACTGGAGTTTCTGTCACTTCACCACCTAAAGGTTTAATGGTTGTGTCACCTTCCGACACATTCCATTATACTTTAAAGAAGACAATTGAGTCTACGGACGACCGTGATCTGGCAGTACTAATATACCAGGGTGACCGTGCTTCAAACGCTGGGTTACACTCAATTTCTACTTCCAGTTCAGGTAACGCCCGTTTATACAAGTACGTCTAATGTGTAACTGCATTAAGCAAGTTGCAGCATTAGTACAACATTGCAAGGCAACCAATATACATCCTAGTGATGTTTTGGAGCTTAATGACCCGCTTGTGGTTGTTAAATGTCTTGCTTATACGCTTGTTCTGGTTACTAATGCAGATCCAGTTGCATTTAGTATACTACCTAGGAAAATACTTATCAATGGTGAGCCTTTGCTCATTGAACATGGTAATGTTTATGGAAAAGATTTTCTCATCAGACCATCTTTACAAGTTATACTTGAAGAAGAAGTTACAGATTAAAGCTTTGACACCAAACCAATATGTCAGCACCAGTTGTTCCCACAACTGACGCATCTTGGTTTCAGGTACTTAAAGCTCAGAACAAAAAGGCAACCCATCCCAAATTTAAGGGAGATGGAGTTCCTATTAACTCTGCCATCAAACCAGCAGAAAACCACGGCTACTGGCTACGTTACAATAGACAGAAGCCTGGTGGTACTCAAATTCCTCCATCCTATGCCTTCTACTATACTGGCACAGGTCCCAGAGGAAATCTCAAATATGGTGAATATCCTCCCAACGATAACATTGAGACTTCCAGAATTACTTGGGTTAAGGCGAAGGGAGCTGATACTTCTGTCAAGCCTAAAGTTGCCAAGCGCAACCCCAGCAATCCTAAGCATAACTTGCTTCCACTACGATTCCCAGCAGGTGATGGACCAGCTCAGGGTTTCAGAGTGGACCCTTTTAATTCCAGAGGAAGAACACTTCAGCGTGGATCTAACACTAGGTCCATGTCTGTTGATGCCAGACCAAACAACTCTAATCAACCAAAGAAGCGCGATCAGTCTGCACCAGCAGCCGTTCGTCGCAAAACCCAGCATAGTGCTCCCAAAAGAACACTTGCCAAAGGAAAAACCATCACTCAAGTCTTTGGACCGCGTTCGCCAACAGGTGCTAACGTTGGTGCTCCTGACATTGAGAAAACAGGTATGGCTGATCCTAGAGTGATGGCACTTTCTCGTCATGCACCAGGAGTTCAGGAACTGATGTTTGCTGGACATGTTTCTAGCAATTTCCAGGCTAATGGAGACATCACCCTGACATTCACCTACTCAATTACAGTCAAGGAAGGAACCCCTGACTATCAACGTGTTAAAGATGCTCTCAATACTATTGTTGATCAGAAGTATGAGGCACCTTCAAAACCACAGAAGCAGAGCAAACCAAAGTCTGAGCCTGCCAAAGCTAAACCTAAGAAGAAGAAGGAAAAACCTGAAGGAGCTGAAGCAACTAAGGATGTGACTGATTCTTCTGACCAGCTTGAATGGGATGATGCTTTTGAGATCAAAAATGAATCTGCAGCATAGACACCCATGACCATTGATTTTGAACTCATTGACTACCATACACAAGTCAGTGGTCTCCTAAGAACATTTTCATCACTTTTTAACCTTGTCTTTTGGGACGAGTGGGAAGGGTGTTATTTTGTCTCTGGACATTTTCTTGAGTGGCAATCATTTGAAGGACCAGATTTTGGGTGTGATTATGAATCCTCAGAAGAGGACTAAATTGACATACCCCCTTGGATCTTCACATGAAAGTTATGTCCCTGAATCATGTGCTCTTTCAATTGAGCCATGTGACATAACTACTCAAGAACCTTACACACCTTACATTAAAGAATCTTTCAGGCTCATTCTTGAGGAAATAGCAGAGTTGGGAACAACGAGTTCCCCTCATGCAGTGCTGTTCTCAAGTGAACCTGAATGTAAAATTTGGAAAATACACTGGCAAAGGGGAACTGATTGTGGCCCAGGCCACTGCATAACAGTTTTCCAGAAGCCAGGCACTATCAATTGGGATCTAACTGATTTCACAACTAATAGTGTGTACACCATACCACTACCACCTCAGTAATTTGCATGGGTACTAGTCAGTCTACTACCAATGTAAATAACCAAATTACAAACATACAAGCTGCTCATGGATCCTCTGTCCAAACATATAACCAAAATAAATCACACATAGAAGTGCTATTGCAGCAGGGAATGCCATTTATAGCACTAACACTTCTAATATTGTGTTTGGTTCAATCTGTCTGGTTGTGTTATTGTTGTCGTCGCAATAAGACACTCAATTCCAGACTTAGAGCAGTTCAACCAAGATTGTTGCCATGATTAGCATTGGTTATTACTTAATAACCTTTTTCACTATGCTATTCTGGCGTATTAAAAACCCTCGTATTGCAGAACTTCTAGGGCCTTTATTGGACCTTGAAATTCTTGGGTTTTTAACACTTGTGTTCTACTACTGGAATTTTCGTCCTCGAAGGTTTCAGCAAATTATAAAGCCAGAGAGCCAGTCAGAGGGCGCTACCATGCAAACTAGGGCTGGCTACTCTTGCACAGAATCACCTTTCTATAATAACCAGTGCAAGAAGGGTTATTATACCATTTAATGTGCCGAGGCCACGCGGAGTACGATCGAGGGTACAGCACAATCTCAACATTTGTTTAATTTAACAACTCAAACACTGAAGAAAGTCAAAGGACTGTACTACTTTGTAGGTGTAGCAGTCGCCCAGTGGGAAAGCGTCAGTGTTTGTGTGGTTGAGTGGGGAACAAATTAGGGAAATTAAATTGGCTTAAATGGGGGAGGGAGCAAAAAAAAAAAAAAAA